ATGAAATTCGATATTAAGGATATAACCCTGGCGGAAGAGGGAAGGAACAGCGCCGAGTGGGCGGGCAAGAGCATGCCTGTCCTGAATTCCATCAAGGAAAGGTTTGCGAAGGAGAGGCCCCTGAAAGGGGTCCGCATGGGGATCTGCCTCCATGTGACCACCGAGACCGCGAATCTTCTCGAAACGCTCAAGGCGGGCGGGGCGGATCTGTCCGTCTGCGCGTCGAATCCCCTGAGCACGCAGGATTACGTTTCCGCGTACCTCGTGAAATACCACAAAATACCCGTTTTCGCGATCAAAGGGGAAGATACGGATACTTACTACCGGCACATCCGGGCCGTCCTGGATACCCGGCCGATGATGACCATGGACGACGGCGCGGACCTCGTCTCCATGATCCATGCCGAGCGGCAGGACCTGATCGACGGCATCATCGGCGGGACGGAAGAGACCACGACCGGCGTGATACGCCTCCGCGCCATGGCCGGGAAGGGCGTGCTGCGTTTCCCCCTCATCGCCGTGAACGACGCCAAAACGAAATACATGTTCGACAACCGGTACGGGACCGGACAGAGCACGCTTGACGGCATCATCCGCGCGACCAACCGGCTGATCGCCGGATCGGTATTCGTTGTCTGCGGCTACGGGTGGTGCTCCAAAGGCCTCGCCATGCGAGCTGAGGGGATGGGAGCAAACGTCGTGATCACGGAAGTCGATCCCCTCAAGGCGCTCGAAGCGGTCATGGACGGATTCCGCGTCATGCCGATGGCGAAGGCCGCCGCAATCGGCGATTTCTTCTGCACCCTGACCGGCGACATCCACGTCATCCGCCCGGAGCATTTCCTGAGGATGAAGGACGGCGCCATCGTGGCGAACTCGGGGCATTTCAACGTGGAGCTCGACCTCGGGGGGTTACGCAAAATCGCGAAAAAAGTGAGATCGATCAGGACCTTCGTCGATGAGTTCACCCTGAAAAACGGCAAGAGGATCTATCTCCTGGGCGAGGGGCGTCTCGTGAATCTCGCCGCCGCGGAAGGACATCCCTCGAGCGTCATGGACATGAGTTTCGCGAATCAGGCACTCTCGGCCGAGTACCTGGTCCGCAACGGGAGGAAGCTCCAGAACCAGGTCTACAGCGTGCCGGAGCCGATCGACCGCGAAATCGCCCGGCTCAAGCTCGCCTCGATGGGGGTGAAGATAGACCGGCTGACGAGGGAACAGAAGAAATATCTTACGTCCTGGGAAATGGGAACGTAAAAAAATAGTCCAGAGTCCGTAGTCCAGAGTCTGGAGTTGCTCAAACAGAACGGCAGGATAACTTTCCGGGAGGGTTTTCGCCCTCCCCTTTTGTTGGCTCCGATATTTACATCCTTAAAATTAATCCACGGCTTCAAACCCTTTGACAGTTGGAAAGAGTGATTATTAGGAGACACCTGATCAGATTGTAAAGGCAACTCTGGACTTCAGACTCTGGACTCTGGACCGGCAATAAGATGAGCGGTATTCTGATCATCGACGACGAGGAAGGCGTGCGAAGGTCGCTCCGCAAGGTTCTCGAGCGCGACGGGTATTCCGTCTATCAGGCGGAAAACGGGCGCCGCGGGCTGGACGTCCTGAGGGAAAACTGCGACGCGATCGAAATCGCCGTCTCAGATTTCCGGATGCCCGGAATAGACGGACTCGAGACCCTGATCGAGATCGAGAAGATCAATCCTGAAATCACGCGGATTATTCTGACCGGGTACGCCACCATGGAAAGCGCCATCGAGTCGGTAAACGCCGGGATAGACGGTTTTCTGACCAAGCCCTTTGACAACTCCGAGTTGAGATCGAGAATCCGCGAATATGCTTTCCGCAAGCGGCTCAAGCCCTTTGTCTCCGATCAGGTCCTTTCGGCCCTGCAACGGGAAAGAGCCGCGCTTCTTCCCGTTAACCGGAAAGCCAGCGTCCTTTTCAGCGACATCCGCGGCTTCTCGCGTCTTTCCGAGCGTATGACTCCGGCCGAAATTTCCGACCTGCTGAACGCCTTCTACTTCTGGCCGCTCGACAACATCATCTTCGAATTCAACGGGACGCTCGACAAGCATATCGGCGACGGCATCATGGGCATCTTCGGCGCGCCGGTTTCCTCCGGAGACGATGCGATGAAGGCGGTCCTGAGCGCCTTGGCCATGCGGGAGAGGATGGAAGGGGTAAACCGGAAACTCGCCGGACGTGATATCTCTCTTGCCATCGGCATCGGGATCGGCACGGGCGAAGTGACGGCCGGCGTCTTCGGCTCGAACAGGAAAAAGGAATACACCGTGTTCGGATCGGTCGTGAATCTCGCATCGCGGCTGGAGCATCTTGCCGGGGAGGGGGAGATCCTGATCTGCGAAAACACGCTCCGGGAAATCGACGGGATAGAAGTGGAAAAACTGGCGGACATCTCCATTCCGGGGGTAAGCCGCCGCGGGGACGTCTACCGGGTCATCGGAAAAAGAAAATAAGGCAAAAAGGAAACAAAAAGGAAATAATGCATTGACAATTCGTGCTCCATCCGTTATTTTTATCTTTCAAATTGACGCGGGGTGGAGCAGCCCGGTAGCTCGTTGGGCTCATAACCCAAAGGTCGCAGGTTCGAATCCTGCCCCCGCTACCAATAAAATCAAAGGGGTTGGCCGAACGGCTAACCCCTTTTCTATTGGTGCGCCCGGCAGGGCGCACACACTTGGAGGTGCAAGTCCTCTACTCGCCCGGCAAGGGGAAGTATAGGGGGACAGATACTTGGAGAATTCAATACAGGTGTGAACTGATGGGAACTTTTGCTTGATTTTGTCCGGACCTTATCCGTACTTTCTTAATGTGTATGCGGACTTATTTTTGTGGCGGCCGGCCGGTGGGAGAGCTTTTTTCGCGGCAAAAATCTCCAGGTAAATGGAAAGTGGGAACCGGCCAAAATCGACCGTTTTTTGCAGATACTTGGAGGAAAAAAAATCAATTCGGCGCACATTATTTTATAACTTTTATTCCCCAGGTTGGGTCCGCTTCCGCGACTTTTTCCCCGCGAAAATGGATGAAGATTTTTCTCGATTTACCTTCCAGGCAGGCGTCCACGTTTGCCACCGTGGTGATCATGGCCTTCTTGTTCGGCAGCGTATAGGCATGCCAATCGTCAATCCAGCTATAGTAAACAACGCCTTTTTCTACAGAGCAGTTCGCCATCTCTTTTAGCATCGCCCGCACTTTTCGCGCTGCCTTCCTATCGCAACTTCCCGCCCTGGCTTCATCTGGTATGACTGGTGAGATCAGCGTCCGGAAAAAAATATCATGTAAATTATAAATGCTGCAATTCCGCCCACAATCGCAATAATATTAGCATCATAATCTAAATTTTTTCTGCAATAGGGACAGATGCGAGCCTTCATCGGGATATCCATGCCGCAGTATCCGCATGTTTTTCCGGGCCGTCCGGTCATTTTCTAACCTCCTTCGAGAATAGAAAAATCACATTGCCTTCTTTTCTGTATCCGGTCCGCCAGTTTCCGGATCCGCGTCTGGGCCAGGTACGCCCAGGCTGTTCAGCCTGCTTTTTAGAATCCTATTTTCATCTTGTAAAGCGTTAATTTTTTGCTCCAGCTCTGCGATCTGCTCCCTGATTTTTGTTTCGATCTCCTCGAATCGTTGCTGGTATTGCATCAGACGGCCCTCTGCCGATACTGCCGCATCGAACGATCGAATATTTAGATGAAGGGCTGTCGCGTATGCGGTGTTGGATTCCAGGACTCTGGCCGCCATCGTTAGATCCTCGGATATCTTTATGTCCGGGCCAGCTTTATATTCAGCCCTGGGCTCATTCATGGTGAGACCTTTTTTGTCGCCTTCTAACGGATTCCCCTCACCCTTCAGGAGCCACATGGGATTATACCCAAAACCTACCGCGAGGCCTTCTATCACACTGCCTTTTATAAGCCCCTCCTTTTTCCTGTAAGCGGCGATCGTGTTTTTGTCCACACCTAATTTTTCACCGAGACGAACATCCGTCCACTCAGGATCGTCCTTAATTTTAGTGATAGCCCATGCTACACGATCAGATAATGAGTCCAAAATTGCCCCTCTTTCCGGTTCACACTTTCGATGCGGAAGTGTGAACCGGGCTCAAAAAATACTAATCAATGATTATTCTAAATAAATTCAAAATGATGCACTGATTTATACTGCTCTAACCGAAGAATTAAGTGTGAACTGCTTTTTTCTCTTGATTTCGTGAAATTTTCAGTTTATAGATTCAAAACACAATCAATTTTAGTCGTAGGCGACAATGCCAAAAAGCCATCGGGATCAAAAACTGAAGGACATGCCCCCTGCCGAAATCCGGATCGCCCTGCTGCGACAGGGGGCGAGCCAGGCGGCGATCGCCAGGGAGCTCGGCGTTTCAAACACATCCGTTTACCAGACCATCGAGGGGAAGCTTACTTCCCATCGGATCAGGGAGGCCATCGCCGCCCGTACCGGGATCGACCTGGTCCGGATCTGGCCGTCCATCTATTTATACGGTTCCGGTCCCCGAAAAAGCGGACGGCCGCAAAAAGACTGCCGTAATTGATTCAGTGTTTAACCTATTATGTCAGGCTGCGCAATGACTAAACGAAAAAAGAATTTGACAAGCCAGCCGACGCTTTTCGACCTGATCCGAGACTCAAACTCGGTTTCTTCCCCGATGAATTTCAAGGGCGGACTCGATATAGATGCCGAGCTCCGCGCAGCACTTTCCGAGGACCTCCGTCATGCTGTCGATGAACGCGGCCGCGATCTTTCGCGCGCCGAGGTTGCCGCGAGAATGAGTGATTTCACGGGACAGGAAATCACTTTAGCTATGCTGCATAGCTGGACGGCAGAGGCGCACAAAAAGCATCGCTTCCCGGCCGTTTTCCTGCCGGCGTTATGTCCATGCGACCGGCGGCCAGGCGCGGACGTTCGAGGTCCTCTCGAGATATTCAGGCCGGTTTGCTCTCCCGGGCCCGGAGGCGCTCAGGGCGGAGATCCAGCGGCTCAATGAAGAGGAGAACCGCATCCGGGCGGAAAAGAAAAAACGTCAACTGTTTTTGAAAGAGATGGGGAAATGAGATTGACTGAATCGATCGTGGACAGATCCTTCGATTTCCTCGGGTCGCGGATGCTCGAGACGGCGGTCCTGGCGCTCCTGGTATTCATCGTCGGCTGGTTGTTGGGGTATCTGCAGTTCAGGTTTCAGATTTTATCTTAAAGAGGCACGGTCATGGCTGATCATCAAAACAATCGCGAAGAAACTTTACCTGGCGGTAAAGCTCATCCACTTCTTTCTTTAAGCCAGCATCCTCTTGATCTTCGCGCAGTGGGCGAATCGATTCGAGATCGGCGTCGCTTAAAACGCCTTGCCCTCGAAGAGTTGCGAGAAGAGAGTAAAGAAATACAGAATTTTCCAGGGAATTGAAAAAAATACAACAAATCATGCAGGGGAAACGGCTCGAATCCTTAACAAAAAAATAGCATTCCGGCTCTTTGCACTTTTCGAAATTATTGAGCGGGCAACCTTTTGACATACCGGCACTTATAGAAGCGATTTTCTAAATTTTCAAGCTGATTCTCTCAGGTAGCAACGTGGATTCGGTAGCGCAGCAGACACTTTCGGCGAAGCAGATATCAGACGCGATCGGCATCACGAAAAGAGCCGTCATAAAGCGAGGCCAAAACGAGGCCTGGCCATTCATCGAAGAGGCCGGCCGCGGCGGCAGAATCAAAAAATATTTTTTTCACACTCTCCCGACCGAGATTCAACTTCAATACAATAAGGAAATTGCAAGCGGCATGCCAAGCGCCGGATCAGACCCTTCCGGCCTGCCGGCCGAGCCTGGACCACTCGCGCCGGCAGATGCCTCCTCCCCGACCTCCGGCGCGCCGGCGATCGCGCCGGAGGTCCCCTCCAAAGCGGTTGCAACACCCGCCCTGGTCATCCCTGGTCTATCCGGCTGGCAGAACGAAATCGCCGCCGCCCGGCACGACTTGATCATCCAATACGTTCAGGCAAAGGCTCGCGCGAAATCTGCGAAGAAAAAAACCGGCCGCGCCGCGAAGCAATCGCTCGGCCAGGCCGCGGCGGACTTTGTCGCCGCATACAATTCCGGGATAACCTATCCCGCGCTGCATAAAGCACTCGGAACGGTCGCCGTCAAGACGTTGGAGAAATGGCTCGGGCTCCTGAAGAAAAATGAACAGAACCCTGAGTGTCTCGCGCCGCAATACGGCCAGCACCGAAAGGGCGTGCGCATGGTGACCGACGGCGAAATGACGCAGATGCTGAAATTCGCGCTCAACCCGAACCGGTACAGGATCTCGCAGGTGATCCGCATGACGAAGTCCGTCATGAAAAAAGAGCATCTGCCCTCACCCTCATCCGAGGCGACGATGCGCCGGGCGCTCATCGACTGGCAAAACCAGAATTACGATCGCTGGGTATTCTGCCGCGAGGGAGAGAAGGCGCTGGAAGATAACGTCTTGCCGTACCTCGAGCGCGAATCCGATCAGCTCAAGGTCGGGGATGTCCTCGTCGCCGACGGGCATAAATTGAATTTCCGGGTCATCAATCCCTGGACCGGCAAGGAGGCGCGGGCCACGCTCCTAATGTTCTATGACTGGGCGAGCCGTTATCCGGCGGGATGGTACATCATGATGCAGGAAAACGTCCAGTGCGTCCACGCGGCGCTCCGGCGGGCGATCCTGCACCTGGGGAAGATCCCCGTTCTGGTCATGCTGGACAACGGCAAAGCGTTCAGGGCAAAGGTGTTCACGTCGAAAATCGACCTCGAAGAGTGCGGAGTCCAGGGCCTCTATCGGCGGCTCGGAATCCAGACGCATTTTGCCACGCCATACAATGCCAAGGCGAAGCCGGTCGAACGATTCTTTGGCACCTTCAACGAGCTGGAGCGGATGCTGCCATCGTACACCGGACAGTCGATCCAGGACAAACCTGCCTGGATGCTCCGCAATGAGAGGCTCCACAAGAACTTGCACAACCCATTCGTTCCCACGATCGAGCAGGCGAACTACATCATCGCCGCCTGGGCCTGGGGCGAGTACGCGAAACGGCCGCATCGCGGCCTGAACGGCCGCACGCCGGAATCCGTTTGGGAGGCCGGCAAGGGGCCGGGCATTGACGAGGCGGGATTGGACTATCTCATGATGAGCTATCAGCCGAAAACTATCCACCAGAACGGCATCACCCTGTTCGGCGTGAATTATTACGATGAGGCCCTCTACGGATACCGGGAAAAGGTTTTGGTCCGGTACGATATCCTGGATCTCGAGCGCGCCCACATCTATACCGCGGACGGAGCGACGCTGATCTGCGAGGCGACGCCCAGGAGGAAACACCACCCGGTGGCGCGGCTCACCGGGAACCCGCTCGACCTCGAGGCGGTCAAGCAAAGCATACAGCAGAAAAAAAGGTTGAAACGTGCGACCGAACAAGAGGCCCGCCAACTCGCGGCTGAGATCGGTCCCTGGGCTTTTCCGGAGGCCCGGGTCGTGGTCGAAGAGTTGTTACCGCTGAGCCCCGCTCAGATCGAGGACATCCAGGCTGCGGCCGCGCAGACGAAAGTCGTCTATCTGGACGAGCGGGAGCCAGAGCCGGATCTGATCATGTCCGAGGGCGACGCTTACGAGCGGCTGATCCGCAAACGCGCCCAAGGCGGAAAACTCACCGCGGCGGATAAGCAGCTCATGGCGGATTTCGAGAAGTCGGATTCTTACACGTTCATGAAAAATTATTATCAGGAAATCGAGGCTGGGCTTACGGCCGCGGCGAACGAGTGAGAAAACAATGAGCATTCAAACCGAAGCTATGAGAGCCGGAGCGGAAAAAGCGTATGGAGCATTTAAACAGGAAGACGGATGGCACGGCTACGAGGTAGTGAACCATCCAACTCCGTCAGGATGTGAGCGCTGGCTCATGACATACAGCGATAAAAGAGCCTGGCCGGACCCGGAGACGGCAATCAAAGAGATCAAGAAAATCCTGAATATGGAAGGGTAAAACATGCCAGGACCAGTATCAGACAGCTACTGTCCGGAATTCAGCACGTCGTCGAACAGGCAACTCGTCGCGGATGCAATCCAGGAGCAGGTGGACAAAATTACCGAGTTGCTCGGCCCTGAACTGAAATACATCGTGAGCGTTTGCGCAGGCCCGCAGGGCAAGGGAAAGACGATCCGGCTCACGGAAAAGGAATTGCGGGTAATCAGGTTCGCGCTGAATAGAGCCCTGGAGACGCTATAAAGTGAAGATCAAAGGAAAAATCTATTCCGAAATGGATCCCGAATGCGTCGACCTCTGCCGGGCGATCAATGCAATTACCAACCTTCAAACGCTGTTGAGCTGCTGCGGGCACGGTGAGCGCCCTTTCCGGATCTGGTTCAGGCCGATCAAAAACCTGAATACGCTCTCGATCTTGCTTTATTTCTGTGATCCCTGCCATGTCGGATTCCGTTGGAATTGCCTGCTGGAAACGGACTGCGCGATGTCCCCCGTTTCATTCCGGATCGAAAGCGAAGCGAAGGGCGACGAGGCATATCGGCAGGCCAAGGTCATCGCCAAGGAGATACGCCGTTATTTAAGGAGGCTCTGAATGAAACCCGTTTTTGTGCACACCCAGAACGTAAAGAATTTCGCCGCGATGATGGAGATCGTAAAGAAGCGGATCGGCCATGACTCGCTGGCGATGGTCTCCGGCCGCGCCGGCCGCGGGAAAACCAGGACGGCCATGCAGTACGCGACGCAGTTCGACTGCGTTTACGTGACGACCCTGCGCGACTGGACGCCGTACTGGCTGTACCAGGACGTGCTGACTGCGATGGGGATCTACGACAAGAACCATCCCAGCCGCAAGAAGGCCGCCTTCGAACTGATCGTATCGCTCTGCCGGGAAAATCCTCGTCCGATCATGCTGGACGAGGCGGATCTCCTCGGGCAGCGGCTGCTGGAGAGCGTCCGGGACCTCTGCAAAGTTTCAAGCGTTCCCTGGGTGCTGATCGGCGAAGAGTCTCTTCCGCAGCTCATGAATCGGGACCGGCGCGTCTGGTCCAGGCGTTGCGCATCGATGGAATTCCAGCCGATGAGCGTCTCCGACGTGGTCGCCTTTTGCGAGCAGGCAACCAAAACGAAAGCGGACGATCCCGGGCTGAAACTCCAAACGGAAATCGCGGACATGATGCAGCGGAAAGCGGGCGGCGACGTGCGTCTGATCGAAATGATCCTCAGCCAGGCCGAGACGATCGCCAGGGCGAACCAGGCGACGGAAGTCACAGAGCAGATCGCCCAGGCCGCGATCAAGAGAATTATTCCAGAGAGCAAATGAGCAACACCGAACGAGTCAGAACATTTTTCGAGCAGATGGGGACCTCGACCGCGGCGGCCGCGGCCAGGGCGCTCGGCCTGAGAGGGACGCAGGCGTCCTGCGCGGTCCGCGAGCTGCTCGAACGCGGCTGGCTCACGCGGGTCGAGGGGTGCCACGGGATCTACGAATTCCATCGGCTCAAAGAGCACGAGCACGGCCGCGCCGTGCAGATCCAGGAGAAAATCTGGCGGGCCATTCGCATCGCGAAATCTTTCACGTCCTGGGATATCGCGCTCTACGCCGGCGCGAACCTGGATTATGTCCGCGAGTACATGAGGTTCATCCAGGGGCAAGGGCTGATCAAAGCGGACGGGAAGCGAGGCCCGAAAACCCTGTACCGCTGCGCGGCGGAACCGCCGACCGATACGCCTGTCATGCGGTCCGTATCGAATCGGCGGGCCGTCTGGCATGAGAATCTGGAAAATCTCGGCTGGCAGATGATGAGATCGCTCATGGGCGGCGATTACAGGACCGCCGGCGAACTGCTCGACCGGTTCCAGGAAATGCTCCGGGAAAAAACGCAATGACGAACATCGTTATTAACTGGCTGGATAAAATTCCGCTGGAGGCCGCGGCGAAACTGGCGCTGATCGCGTTTGCGATCGCGGTCGCCGGCGAGCTGGTTCTGCGCGGGACACTCTGGATCATCCGGATCCGGCGGGCCGTGCGGGCTGACGGCGATATTTTCATTATCAAGTGAGACATGACACCCGCCCGGCACCGAGGCGGGAGTAATATCGGGCTCTCCTTTTGGGTTGTTGGGTTTGGCGGTGCGGGTCTGACGGGGGCCCGCACCGACCAGAAAAGAAAGCAGGATCGATATGGACGCGTATTGAAGAATTTATATCTAAGCTGATCCGCAAACGTGACAGATGAAGATCAACTGCGGGAAATGCAAGTCCGGAATGACTTATCACGATTACGAGCCGGGTACCGGCTCACGCGAACTGTCCTGCATGATCTGCGGAAACCGCGAGCCGTCGCGGTATGGTTTTTTCGATTCCGCCGGCCAGCGCGTGGACAAACCGACGCTGGCGATACCGTTGCCTGATGATGGATGGAAGGGGGGCAGAGTATGCAGCAACTGCGGCCGCAGCAAAAAGCTGTACGGTGGTCTCTGCGGATACTGCACGAAAGCGGCGCAGGGCCTCAAAGGCGAGAACCGCGAACGGGCGCTGAGGGCGCCCCGGATCAGAATCGAGTATGGATTCAATAACCAACCGGAGCAGACCATGAAAGCGGCACGGGGAAAACGGCGGCGGGGGATATGCGCAAACTGCGCTCGGTCCGACATGTCGGTTCAAAGTCGCGGGAGTTTGGGTGATCTCTGCGGGTCCTGCCAGGGAGCCATCATCGGCATTAATCCGGCCGACATCCCCGCGGCCCTCGAAGCCTGTCGGAAAAAATTCCTCGGGAAAGCGAAGCTCACCCGGGGCAAGCAGAAACGCAAAGATGAAGCGAATCAGCCGAAAGCTGAATCGAAATCCGGAAATAGTGAGTCAAAAGGACCGGAAAACGAGGCAGGCAGGCAGGCAGGCAGGCTCCTCTCCCCTTACCGGGAACAAAACAGGAGCATGCCAGAACTGCGGGCGGCCTGAACTTGAGCTGAACGATCAGGGTTTGTGTCTCGATATATGCGCGGAGGCGATCCGGAACGTTCCCCGGGAACAATGGTGGGCGCTCCTGGACGCGGCCAGGAGCAAAGCAAAAGCGAAAAAGACGCCCTCCCGGGAGAAGGCGCGAAAAACGTGCGAATCCTTAACGGTCGTGATCTTCCGCGGAACGCAGGAAATATACCGGCATGAAATCACAGAGGCGATATGAACGGCAATCACTGGCCAAAGGTGACACTGCAAATCCTGTTCGAGGATTTATTCCGCCGGGATATGGGCCCGCACCTCCGTCGCTGGCGATGGGAGCGCTGGAAAAGCATCGCGCGCGGGCATGCAGCAAACCTCAATGATTATTGGGGCCCTGACGGTTGCGAGGGCTGCATACATCTGGATGATGACTGGTGCGACTTCGCTGGCCTGCCGGCGGCGGTCAACCCCATTCTGTCGTTCCGGCGTGGCATTCCAGGCATGGCGTGCATTGGTATAGGAAGGGAGCGCAAAAATGAAACCGGCGATAAAAGCGAGACCGCTTTCTGTGCAGGAATACGACTGGCTTCAGCGGTTTCGGACCGCTGTGGACCGGCACTGGGTAGGACTGACGGAGTTCGAGAAGCGGTTCTGCGGGGATCTCCTCGCCCGGTTCGAGCAGTTCGGGATCCGGACGTTCGTGAGCCGGAAACAATGGGAGATCGTAGCCGAGATCGGGGAAAAGGTGATGTGATGACGCTCCGAAAACTCCAGAAAAAAATCGATCTGCGGTATCGCCGCGGCTCCACCTGCGAGACCCTTAACTGCGGCTGGTGCGAGCATTACGTCAAGAATCATCCCGTTCGCCACCTCGGCGGAGAGGAGGTAGTCGGGCACGAGCCGCGCTGCCGGGTCATGGGGCTGGAAAATTCGATTCGCTACCGCATCCGCGCCGATCACCGCTGTGATGCTCACCAAGTGGCGGAATGGTGGGAAAGGAAGTGTGATGAATTCTGGCGTGAGCGCCAAGGTAGCATTCGGGATAGCTGAGGTTCTCAATGCCGATGTCGTTATTCCAACTCCCAGAGTTAGCACCCGACGAGCAGGCGGTCTACAGCCTCCTGCGGACCGGGCGGGATAACGCCATCTCGGTCAAGGATATCACGGCGGAGACGGGTATGAGCGATGTTGCAGTCCGGCAGATTGTCCGTCACCTGATAATGGAGCACGGGATACTGATCGGGTCGTCAGTCAGCGATCCGCCCGGGTACTACATCCCGGAGTCGATCGACGAGGCCGTGGCGGCGACGCGGAGCCTGCGCCACGGCGGGATCATGATCCTGATGCGGGCGGCGCGGCTGCAGAAATCATCCGTGCGTCTGGTTTTCGGGCAGGGGCTCTTCGAGATCGAAGAGAGCGACGGCAAAGCAGATGGACAGCAACCGTGACCGCGTATGCTGGCAGTGCCGCCACTATGGATTCCAACCGGGGAATCCGAAGGGATGGCGCTGGACCTGCTGCCGGAAACGGCGGTTCTGGTTCCCGGATGCGGAGGACCAACCCGGGGAGAGAAAGGGGTGTGAGGAATGGGAATAGCGAAGAAATCGGTGCGTGCCACCGTCTACTGCAACTATCGCGGCGCGCTCGGCCAGCACGAAGTGACCATGCGCCGGCTCAGCCCAAAGCAGTACGAGATCACTGTGCGGGAAAAGGAGGAAGGAGGGAAAGCATGAGACTGATAAAGCCGTCACACAGAATTCTCACGGGAATTGATCAACGGTTAATCCTGGCGAGAATCGAAGCCACAGGTCGCACTGCCTACAAATCGGAAGCCCGGATCACGAAAGATTCTGCCGAACAGTTCGTGCGGAGGTTGATCATCCACGGGCACGAATCCGTGCTCGAACACGAGCAAATATCCGTCCGGTTCATCTGCGATCGGGGGGGAACGCACGAGCTCGTCAGGCACCGCCTGGCGGCGTATACCCAAGAGTCCACACGGTACTGCAATTATAGTGGCGGAGTGACTTTCATCATTCCGCCCTGGGTGGATATCGATCCTGACGAATACAACGTCGTCTGGGATGGTGTAGTTGGTCGAGATATCAGGGCGACGAAAGGCGGCCGGGTTCCGCCATATTACGACGACGCGGCATCATGGTGGTTCTGGCACATGGCGGTCGCAGAGAGAGATTATCGCAAACTGCTGGAGTGCGGCTGGACACCGCAGCAGGCCAGATCGGTGCTGCCCAATTCGCTCAAAACCGAAATTATCATGACCGCGAATCTCCGCGAGTGGCGGCATGTGCTACGGCTGCGGACCGCATCGGACGCGCATCCGCAGATGAGGGAGATAATGATCCCGCTACTGCGGGAGTTCCATCAGCGGATACCGGTTCTGTTTGATGATATCGCGGCATAAAGGAGGCGCCATGTTCGCATATTGTTTCCAGAGCGGTGAAATCTATATCGGGCGCAGGGTTCCGAAGGGAGCGATACCTATTAGAAAGGGCAGGAAAAAGGATCTCGAAAAGCTCCTCGATGCCACCGCAACCCTTGCCTATGATAACAAGACGCTCCTGGTGCCTGGGATCAGGTTGGCCGAGACCCCGGAAGGAAAATTGAAGGCGCTGCTATCCTATATTAAATGGCTCGATGGACGCAAACCGTGAGCGCGTCTGCTGGCAATGCCGGCACTATGGATTCCGAGCTGGAAACCCAAACGGCTGGCGCTGGACATACTGCGAATTGAAACAATCCTGGTTCCCGGACACAGATCCCGCGCCGGGCGAGAGAAAAGGATGCGAGGGGTGGGAATAAAAAGATGCTGATCGGAAGCAAGAACAGTATGGGATTCATGAATATCACAATTTACCAGACGAATTCCTGCACGCATACGAAATTCATGCTCTTGCCCGGCGCCAGGGTTTTCGGGGAAGAAAATTTTCAGCTCGCCGCCGAGTGGTGCTCGCGAGGTCTTCTTTCCGGCACTGCAAAGAGATTAATCGAGGTCATACTCGAGATCCGAGCTTATGAAGCGAAAAAGAATCATCAGAAACAGGGGATGCTGCAGAATTGAAATTCAAATGTCCCGGCTGCCGGCGCGATTACGATTTTCTGGAAACGCAGATGGATGCTGACCTGACAGCGATTATCAAAATGATGTCCATATTCGGGAAGCACTCGAACTTGGTCTGGGCGTATTGCGAACTCTTTGGTATCTCGCCACTCAAGTCCCGGCGGAAGAAACTGCGGATCCTCCTCGAGGAGATGAAGACGATTTTCGTTTCCGGGTCGTTTTCGTACCAGAAAAAGACATACAGGATAAGCATCGACGGCATCGCGGACGCGCTGAATCTCGTTGTCCATAAGCATTTCGAGACTAATCTCGAAAACCACAATTACCTCAAAAAGGTGATGATCTCGATTGCGGAAAAGCAGGCCCGCGGCGAGAGCGTCAGGACGGAAGTAGACCTTAGAACCAGGGAGCATTCCCTGCGATCGCGGCCGGCGGATCCGGACAGGAAAGAGGAATTCCGGAAGCCGCTCGGCATGGGCGATTTCACGCAGTTTTTCACTGGAGGCAGCCATGAGGGAAGCTGATCTCGGCATCGGCCCGGATGGAAAGCATAATGCCAATCTCACGGCGATCGAATCGTCCTGCCTTGATACACTCCAGGAGCTCGGCCAGGGTGCCCAGGCGGCGATATCGGCGAAGGGCCTGGCATCGTTTATCGGGCTGACGAAGGAAGGACAGGAAGACGCCCACGGTATGCGGTCGCTCCGCACGCTGGTCAACCATCTCGTCATCACTCACCGACTTCCGATCCTGTCCGCGGCCGGCGCTGGAGGCGGTTACTACCTGGCCGGCACCGAGGACGAGGTGAATAAATTCTATAAAACGTTTCACCGGCGCGCGATGACGGGACTGCTTAAAGCATCGCGGGGGAAAAAAGCGGCATTCGTGGATATCATGCATCAGCTCTCGTTAGGTTTTGACGAACCCGAAGCCAAGGAAGCGATCGAAAAACTCAAGTTGGTACCGGACAGCGATCCGGTCCCGGCGTGGATCCAGCTCGTGACCAAGGCGCTCGATCGGCTGAGCCTGGAGCCGCAGAAGTATGCGGAGCAGATCCGGACGATACAGACGCGGTTCGGAGATATTTTCGTGCCGCTGGATACCGTCCAGGAACTGAAACGCAAAACCGCCGAGTTTCAGGAACTGCTCGGGAAGATCGCATGAACCGTCCAGCGTACATAAATACGAACCAGAAAAAATTGCTCCGCGCCGCGGTCCGACAGCTCGGCATGGACGACGAGACGCGTCGAGCAATGCTGCAGAGCGTCGCCGGTGTGAGCTCGTCCCGAGATCTCACCCCGGATAAATTTCGGGACGTCATGGCCCATCTCCAGGAGTGCGGATTCGAGAAATCGCACGGCACGCCTGAGTTTACCGGGTTTGCGGCAGCATTGCGAAAATGGCGATCGCTCGGCCACCGTCCGAACATGGGCACTCCGAAGCAGCTCGCCCGCATTGAGACGGACTGGCACCTCATGAACTGGTACTGGGCCACGAACGGCCTCGGACACGAGGCCCTGGCGCTCCGGGGATTCCTGCGCAGCCGGTACGGCGTATCGGATCTGAGATTCCTGCGGTTCGCCGATGCGCATAATTGCATTGAGGCTCTGAAGGCTATCCAGCAGCGGAAAGAACAGGCTGACGGGTGCCCGCGGGTCCTGGCGGGGAAATAAGTCCAGCGTGGCGCGGGCAACCTCGGCCTGATAGGGGCGGCGAATGGAATGGGCGAGAGACTACGTTAGAGGAATAGATAATCTCTACGAATGGATAGAATCGCAGCGAGCCGGCAAAACTGGATCCGATTATTTGATCCGGGAGAAGGAAGAGTTCATTAGGCTGAAGGACGGGAGCAGAAAGAAGATTTTTTGCACTTACCTGGAGAAAAAATGACGGCGATAATGATCGTGGCAGCCCTCATAATTGGAATCGTGTTCGGCGCGATCGGCTACCATCTGTACGTGATCGGCGAGGAAGACATGCCGCGGGAAACCGGCATCGATGAGCGGTGTTGAGGTCAGGGAACCGTTTGAGTTTGATTGATGGGAAGTGGTTCGATCGAGTCTAACAAGTTAGCCGTCCGCTGTCCCGAACATCCACATCGGGTAATTGGAGTCGTAGCGGACGATCCATCTGAAAAGTTTGATCACGGGTTCTGGTGTCCGGAATGCAAAAAACATAAGTATTTCAATGAAAAAAGCGTCAGAAAGTATTTGACAAAATTACCGGGAAGATATAACAGGAAGTCCAATTCAGAAAATAAGGCAGGATGCGCCGGCGTGCGCGTTCTTTAATCAAAGTGGATTAAAGACTGCCGGATACGTGGTCGGGACTGGCCCAGTGAGTTTCCAGATGGAAGCTCCTGGGCCTTTTTGCGTCTGGAGGATGCGATGATCTGGGATCAACTGAAACATTTTAAGCGGACTGAAGCCTGGGGGCAGCCCGAGGCGATGAACGGGATGCTGCTGCTCCTCATGGACGCGATCGCCGATCAGGCTGCGGTCCCGGTCATAATCCATTGCGGCTATGAAATGAGCGGCCACGCGAAGAACTCCCAGCACAAGACCGGCGGCGCCGTCGATTTCCATCTAAAAGCGAACCAGCCGTTCATCCAGCAGATCGAATTGATCGAGCGGATCCTCTGCGAGCTGCAGGTCAGCAAATACGTCGGATTGGGGATTTATCCGGACTGGAACAATCCTGGATTCCACCTGGACGTCCGGGGCACGATGGCCCGCTGGGGCGCGATCAACAGGAAAAACCCGGAAACAGGCAAGACCGAACAGGTCTACAAGGCTCACGAGGCGGTGAAAAACGTGATTCGCGGATCGGCGGCGATCTGACATCTGAACTTTTAAAGTGCCCGCTCCCGTACCGCACTGAGACGCCGGGAGAAGAGGCCCCACTTTAAAGGCGCATTGCGCGCCGGGGCAAGGGCCGCCCGGAGATCCGGGCGGCCCCGATCCCAAACGGTACAGGAAATATAGCATGAAATATCCGGAATTGCAGCCAGGCGATGAATTCGCGACCAGAAACCCGATGGCACTGGGATCAATCATTAACATCGTTCAGGCTGCCAAAGCCATCGATAATGAATCGCAATACACCCACACCGGCATTATCATCGATTCGGACGGAACCACGCTGGAGGCTCTCTGGACCGTCAACAGCCAGAACCTCTGGGAGGCGTACCGAGGCGATAAAGTTTTGGTGGTGCGCAACATCAACATGACGCCGGAGCTGTATGCAGCGGGATTTGCCAAAATCCAACCGCATATAGGCCAGTGGTATCCAGCCCACCGCCTGCTGCTGCACCTGCTGCATGTCGCGAAGTGGATCCACTGGGACCGCCTCGTCTGCAGTGAGTTGACGGCGAAATTCGAGGCTGGCTGCGCGGAGCATCTGGGTGAGGACAAAACGGCGGGGTTCATGAGGAATTATCATGGCGTCAATCCTGACGACCTGGTCGATCGCTGGACGATCTCCCGCTACTACACGACCGTTTTCGAGGGGGTGGTTGAATGGGAGAAATGAGCTTTTTATCCATCCTGAAAATTCTGGGAGATTTCGGGGTCGTGGGATTGATCCTATTCCTCTGGTGGGCGGATAACAGACGGTTTCAGAGCTTACTCGACCAATACTCGAAGGATATGAACGAGCAGCGGCAGATGTACAAGGCGAACGTCTCTCTGGTCACGAAATGCTCGGACACGGCCAGCGACCTGAAAGATGTGATCATCCTGAATACCAGGGCTATGCAGACCCTGTGCGACGACATTCGGGCGAATGAATTTTGCCCGGTGACGCGGATCAGCAAACGAAAAGCAATCATAGGGGAACAGTCATGAGTGAACGTCTGCAATACCTGGGACGGCTCCGGGAAAAGGAGCTGCAGGCAAAAGAACTCGGCCTGAAAATAAAAGGCTTGATCGATTCGCTCCGGCTCAAGCTGGATCCGTTTGAGAAAATCGAGGAGCTGGAGACGGCGCTGATCGCCCAGCAGTCGATGGAGCTGGCTACTGTGCATATCGAATATATCGGGATTACGGAAGAGATCAAGGCCCTGAAAAAAGCCCTGGGGAAAGTTTGATGGCCGAGGCTTACGATTTCGAGACCCGGGAGAACGCGGCGGACCTCTACATCATCGAAGGTCTGACGTATGAGCAGGTCTCCCAGAAGACCGGCGTTTCCGTTACGCAGCTCAAGACCTGGGGAGCGGATGAAAGATGGCGGGAAAAACGCCTCGAGTATCGGGAATCGCAAAAAGAAATCAAGGCGAACATGGTGAAGCTCCGCAAGCAGCTCGCCATGAAAGCCGTGCAGAGCCTGGATCCCCAGGACATATACGCTTTTGTCCGGCTGGAGAACGTAGCCGGAAAGCAGGAGCGGAAAAGCGACGAAGGACTGAAGATCGATCGGCCCGCCCTCTTCCTGGAGGATATCGAGTTTATCGCCTCCTATCTGAAAGAGAAGGACCCGGAGGGCCTGAAAATCCTGGCAAGGTCATTCGACGGAATCATAGACCAGTTCAAGGCGCGGCATGAAAGCACGGCCTAAAATAACCGAGCATCGTTTCGATAAGTGGGCGGACCAACTGCGCGACTGGATCCGCGACAGCGTCTCCCCGTTTGAAGACGACACGCCCGAGAAACAGGCGGAGCGCAAGGACCGGGCGAGTTGGGACCGGCTGTATTTCTTTAAGACCTACATGCCGCATTATTTCATTTCCGACTTTCAGGATTTTCACGAGGAATGGTCGGAACTGGCGGACATCCGGGATGAATTCGTTATCGTCGGCGCTCCGCGCGGCCATGCGAAATCTACATTCTTTACTTTCGGCGTCCCGATCGACGACATCGTTTTCGAGCGCAATCATTTCATCATAATCATCTCCGACTCGAACGACCAGGCCAAGGGTTTCACGCTGCCGATCCGGATCGAATTGGAGGAAAATCTGCGGATCAGGCACGACTTCGGGGAGTTCCGCGGCCGCAAGTGGGGCGAGGCCGATTTCGTAACGGCGAACGGGATCCGCGTTTTGGCTCGCGGCCGGGGCGAAAAGGTCCGCGGTCTCAAGAATATGCAGTATCGGCCGGACCGGGTCATTATCGACGATTATGAAAATGACGAGAACGTCCGCAATCCTAGGCTCGTCAAGCAGGGGAAGGACTGGATCATCCAGACGGTCCTCGGATCGTTCATCGGCAGCTTTTCGATGCTGATGGTCGGGAACTTATTCGCGTCCCGATCGGTGATCTCCCAGTTCATAAACGAAAAGGACGAAGAGACCGGGAAACCGCTCTACGTGAGCCGCGTCTACGACGCAATCCGGGAGAACGGATTGCCGCTCTGGCCGGAGCTTTGGCCGATCGAGAAGCTGGAGAAAAAGCGCCGCCTGATGGGGACGACGCGGTTCAACCGGGAATACCGCAACAAGGTATCCGACGAAGACAGCCCGATTAAGGAAGCCTGGATCGTCTATATTCCGCGGAGCGAGTTGGCTCCAGAAATCTGGCTGAAGCGAAAATGGATCTTCAGCGCCGCTCTCGATCCTTCCGGAACGGCGAAAGAGACATCGGATTTCAGGGCGATCTCTGTTGTCGGCCGGCAGGAAGGCGCGGGCATTTACGACACGCTCTTTGCCTGGATCCGGCGGGCAAGCATTAATGAAATGTGGGCAAAGGCCTGGGAGATCGACGCGGAATTCGGAAATTGCGGGATCGGCGTCGAGATCAATATGTTCCAGGACTTCCTGATCGACTCTTATAAGAACTATGCCGAGAAGGTCGACCGTTACGTGAACATGATCAAGGTCGTTCATAGCACGGAGAAGATCGGCCGGATTGTGAACCGGATAGCGCCGCTGCTCGAATTCGGAAAACTCCGCTTCATCAAAGGGCATTCCGATCAAGATCTGCTGGTCGAGCAACTGATCTACATCATGGACGCGAATGTCAATGACGACGGACCGGACTCTCTTGAGACGGCTCTCGCGATTGGTGGATTCGGATCGGCTGTTTCCTTGGGCCGCGACCCGGAACGCCGGCCGACAGCGAGCGGGCACGATCCGCGCATGATGGCCGGGCGCGGTGGGTTTTTCGGACGGTTCAGAATGCGCGTTGGAATGAGGGACTGAGATGGAGTTTTCGCATATCAGAACGAAAATAGCGCAGGCGATCGCGCCGGGGCTGATGGATGCACAGAGTGTGAAGGAACTGGTTTCCGACGCGGTCCGGCGGGCGGTTGCGGCCCTGCCGGTCACGGCGAGCTACGACCCGAAGGGCGAGGAGGGGTATCGGCCGATCTCCGGAGCCGCTGGGAGCCTCGCGTACCGCGAGCTGCATCCGGTCCAGCAGGACCGGATGTTTCAGGTCGCCTATTATATGTGGGACTACTCGCCCACGTTCCGTCGCCTGGCGAAGATGGACAAAACATTCATTTTCTCGAGGCCGATCAAGATAACATCGCCGGATACGGATGTGCAGGCCAGGCTCGATCTCTTCTGGAACGATCCGGACAACCGGAAGATCAGTTTCCCTAACCGGGCGATGTGGCTATCAATCCTGGGCGAGGCGCTCTGGCCGATCACCGTCAATCCGGTAAACGGCGCGGTCCGCTGGGGATACCAGGACCCGCAGTTGATCAAGGAGATCTACGTTAGCCCGCTGGACACGACTGTCCGGATGCAGGTGGAGCTGCAAGACGATAATGGCCGGCGCCGGAAACCGCTGGCGATCATCCGCCGCGACCACAACATCCAATCTAAATCCTATGGCCGCCTGGTCGGCGAGTGTTTTTACTATACGAAAAACAATCCGCCTAACGCGGCTCGCGGGCGCTCTGATTTTCTGACGCTCTTCGATTGGATCGACGGGCTGGAGCGTTATGGTTTTAACGCGCTGGAACGGTCGGAGTATCTCCTAAATTTCATCTGGGATGTCACGCTGAACGGCTACTCGCCAGACCAGATCCGGGAGTGGTTGCGCGAAAATCCGCCTCCGTCCGCTGGATCCGTGCGGGCCCACAACGAGAACGCGAAATGGGAAGCCGTAGCCCCGGACCTGAAAAACACAGACACCAAGGCGGGCTTCGACATGGCGAAGGCGTTCGTTTTAGGGGCGCATGGCCGGCCCGATTCCTGGTTCGGGGCGGGCGGCAAAGCCTACCAAACCGAGGCCGATCAGTTTGAGCAGGTGCCGACCAAGGACCTCGAGAGCGAATCTTTCGATTATGGCGAGATCGCCCGGGAGGTCAGCCAATTCGTGATCGACCAAGCGGTCATTCACGGAGCGCTGTCCCCGGCTAAGGCGGCAGCGGGCTTTCAGGTGGACATGCCGGCGATCTCACAAAAGAACCTGGTCAAGCTGATCAATGGCGTTCCGCAGCTCTCTGCGGCACTTAAGATCGCCGAGGAAAGTAAGTGGGTGACCAGGAAAACTTCGGCCCGGATTTTCGCGTTTGTCAGCAGCTATCTCGGTTACGAGGTGAACGCGGACAAGGAATTGGAAGAGATAGGGGAGGTCCTGCCAGCGGGAGAATTGGACTACGAGGAAAAGGAGATCGCCGTGACAGGGCCGGCCGGCGAGGAGATCGCGAAGACCTACCTGAATGGCGCGCAGATCGCGTCATTGGTGAAGATCGTGCAGGCGGTCGGTGCCGACCAGATCCCCAGGGAGTCGGCCATGAATATATTGACGTCGGCATTTCCGTTCGATCGGGACCAAGCCGAGCGGATCCTGGCCGGCTCCGGTAAGGGCCTGAAGGTGGCGGTTACAAAAAAGGTGAAACCGAAGGATGGCGTTGAGTAAAGAAAAAGCATTCCAGAAAAAGTGCCGTGAGCTGATCCGGAAAGCGAATTCCCTCGAGGACGATAAGGTCCGCGCGGCAATCGCCATCCTGAACAATGCCCGGAAGGACGTGCTCGGCACGATCGCGGAGACCGACTGGCAGGCGTACCGGCTGGCGCAGATGCGAACCGCGATCGAGCGCGTGATGCAGCAATTCGGGGACAAATACGGAGTCGATCTGCGCGACGCGCAGCGGGACTTGTTCAATCTCGGGATTGATTTTGTTGATCTGCCACTCCGGGAAATCGGCATTTATGTGGCGATCCCGGAGATTGATGCGACTGTTTTGAGCATCATGCAGGGATATTCATCCGACCTAGTGAAGGGGTTGACCAGGTCCGCGATCGAAAAAATCAGCAATGAGCTGACGATGGGCCTGATCGGGCAGAAATCGCCGTATGACGTGATGCGCGCCGTGGGTACGAATCTCAAGGACCCGTCGATTTTCAAGTCGATCGCGGCTCGAGCGGAGACGATCACGCGAAACGAGTGCGGCCGCGTGCTCGAGATGGCCAGCCAGGCCAGGCGCGAAAAAGCGGCTCAGGTCATTCCCGGCCTGCAGAAGCAGTGGTTTCACGGACAGTCCTCTCTCGTTCCGAGGATTACCCACCTGACCGCGGTCGGCCAGATTCGCGATGTGAACGAGCCGTTTTTGGTCGGCAGCGAAAAATTGATGTTCCCGCGGGATCCGGCGGGCAGCGCGAAAAACACGATCAACTGCTCGTGCTATTCCCTGCCATATCATCCCGACTGGGACGCGGTCAGCGGCGACGAAAAAAGAGCCGCTGCTGGGATAGTTAATTGAGAATGGCGAATGGAGGAAAAGAGATGAAAAGAATGCGGATCGTTTTGATGGCGTTTGTAATCGTGGTGGTATGCATTCCGGCGATCGCGTCCGAGTCGGATTCTGATTTCGTAAAAAGAGGCGCGGTGGATTTCGACAAGATGAAGGTCCTGACGCTTCAGGCCGAGCAGAGACAGAACGACTTCGCAAATTACGATTCCATGTACGCGAGCTGGTCGCATCTGGTTTTCGGTATCTGGGGACATAAGCGATTCAGCGTCCCGGCGGACGGGGCGCTGACCGCGAACGGCGCCGGGCTCGATATCGACCGCGCAAAAACGATCGAGAAAAGCATAATCGAAAAATGGTGGGGCGAGGAAGTTGTCCTGGATCGGATCATCGACGACGCGGCAACGAGGACGGACGCGAAGCTGCGTGATCGGCTGCGGGAGATCTCGCGGGAGTGCATGGAAGAGGCCGATAGAGAGCTTTCTGGAGAAATCGAAAAACTGAAAGGAGGATGGCAGTGATGGCCAAAAAGAAATTGGACGGCGCGGGCGAGAAGATATTGGTAACGTCGCTGGAGGCTCATGGGATCGACGAGAAATATGTATTCGCCGATTCGTATGACGCGGCGACCGGGACGGTCACGATCGTGACCAATGGCGGGGCCAAGGTCCGGTACCGGGAAGGCGACAAGGTCGAACCGCTCGATCCGATCCGGATCACCGGGATCAATCCGGTAAAGCGGAAACCGATAACCGGACAGGCAAAATAACGCTGGCGACGGCATATCCGACGCGGAGGCTACGATGAAATTATTCACTCTGAAAAATCTGCCCGCTGAACTGGGCGGGCTCCCGGACAAAGGCCAGGCGCTCTGGCTCTCGGCGGTCAATGATGCCCTCGCGTCCGGCAGGGATGAGGCCGGGGCGCTCATTTTGGCGCGCGCCGCGATCGACGAGGGATTCGCACAGAATCAGGCGGGCGAGTGGCATGCGAAGAAGCAGGATGCGACCGACGAGGGGTTCGAGATCCTGATGCGCCTCGACAAGCCGATGAATCCCGAAGGGTCCGCCTGGGACGTCACGATCTGCACGCCGGGGATGACCCTCAAATCGCTGACGGATAGCACGGGCAAGAGCTATCCGATCTACCTGCCCGAGGAGACCCTGCGCAATTCCGCGGCCGTCTTCGAAAAAGTTGACGTTAACCTCTACGAACTGCCGAAGCAGGGTGCGACGCACGTTCCGGTTCCCCTGTTCGACATAAAAAACCTGTTGGTCAAGAACAAGACCGGCTGGATTGACAGCGTCCGGTATGTTGCCGGCGAAGGGCTGAAGGGGGTCCTGCATTTCCTGGACAGCGCGAAGTGGCTGGGGAAAAACCTGCTCGCGGCCAAGTCGGCGGGGCAGAGTGTTTACGGTCTGTCCTGGGACGCGATGATCCGGGTCGTCCTGGATGTCGTGGATAATATGCAGGTGGCAAAGGTAACGGGATTCACGAAGGCGGATTCCGTCGATATAGTTTCCCGCCCTGCGGCGGGAGGAAAATTCAACCGGGCTGTGGCCTCTTTGCCGGCCCAAAATAAACAGGAGGAACTCATGAACAAAGAGCAGCTCTGGAAATTGATTCAGGGAGCACGGCCGGACCTCCTGAAAGGGAGGTCGCTCGAAACGATCACCGATCAGGAAATCGAGGGGCTGGCCCGGATGGCGATGACGCCGGAACAGAAGGACAAGGATGCGCCGGACCCGGTCGCGATCCTGCGCTGCGAGATGTCGCTCGACAGGAAACTGAGCGCGAGCGCTCTTCCCGAAATTGCCCAGGGGCGGATCCGGACGCAGTTCGCCGGGAAGGTTTTCGAGGACAAGGACATCGACGCGGCGATCACCGCCGAGAAGGATTACATCGCGAAGATGTCTCAGCCGGCCGAGCCCGATCCGGTACCGTTCGGGAGGATCTATGTCGGAATGGATTCGTTCGCGAAAGCACGGATGGCCGTCGATCGGGCGTTTGGTCTGACGAAAGACGATATGATTGCGATGGCGCGGCTGCAGGATCTCCACAATCAGCCCTATTTCGACGATATCCGCTCCACGCAGGACGTTCAGAATTACGACCAGGTCCCCGCATTCTCGGGCCTGCGCGAAATGTACGTGTTTTTTACCGGCGATTACGGCATCACGGGACGGGTCAACCTGAAAAACGTCCCGAAGGATATCCGGGCGAAGATGGACATCACGAGCGGGACCTTCTCCTATGTCCTGGGAAATACTCTGGGCCGCAGGCTGGTCAGGACCTATAACGAGGCGGATTTCGGCGAGGGGATGTTGGTGAGCGTCCGCAAGCCGGTCAAGGACTATCGGCCGCAGGAAGCGGTCCTGGTCGGGGGATTCGGCGACCTGGACGAAGTAGATCCGGAAGCCGCGGATTATCAGGAAATCGAGGGCGTGACCGACGAGGAATCGACCTATGCGGTCGGAATCAAGGGGAATATCTTGACGATCACCGAGAAGACCATCCGCAATGACGACATCAGCATCGTCCAGCGCCTGGTGAACGGGCTGGGAAGGACCGCGCGCCGCACCCACGCCAAGTACATCCTGAAGAAAATCATCGACAATTCGAACTGCTCGGATGGGACGGCGATCTTCACGGTCGGCCACGGCAACATCGGTGCGGCTGCGCTGAGTTTCGCGACAGCGCTCGCGGCCTACCAGGTCCTGGACGGGATGACGGAAAAGGACTCGGGAGAAAAGATCGGACTCCTGTCAGGAGACGCGGTCAAGCCGGTCCTGTACTACCCAGCCGCGCTGATCGCGATGGCCGAATCGATCGTCAACGATGACGATTATTATGCCTCTAACGACCTGACCACGAAAACAAGAAACGCCCTCAAGGGAAAAATCGTCGGAAAAAAGCTGTCCCTGCTTTCCGACGCGACGGACTGGTACATGATCCTCCCGGCCGAAGTCATCGACCTGATCGAAATGGGCTACATGGACGGACGTCAGGAACCGGAGTTCTTTCTGGCCGACTCGCCCCAGGCCGAACAGGTCTTCGTCGCGGACAAGATCCGCTACAAGATCAGGCACCGCTATGCGGGAGCCTGGATCGATTACAGGGGGGCATACAAGGCGATTGTCGCCGGATAAAAGAAAACCGGTCTGACGCGGAAAGCGTGATTCGACACTAACCAGGCCGGGCGGACGCAAATCGGGAGAGCTGCCCGCCCGGCCTTTCAGAAAAAACAGGAGGAAGACATGAACAGATACAGATCGAAATTCCTGCCCGTCGTTCTGCTGCTGATGGGCATCGCAATACTCGGCATGGTTTCAGCCCCGTCCGCGGACGCGGCATCGTACTGGCAGGCAAAAAATACCCGCTTCGCGGCTACGGCCGGCGAGACGCTCACGGTCGGAGACGTCGTCTGCATCGCCGGGTCGGACGGTAAAGCTTACAAAGCCGACGCCAACGACGCCAGTCTGCGGCCCGCGGTCGGCGTGATCGGAAAGGGCGGGGTATCCGGGACGACTGTCGAGGTCGTGCAGAAGGGCATCCTCGCGGGCCAGACGGGGGCCAGCCCCGGCGCGCGGCTATTCCTCAGCGAGACGGCCGGCGCGATCACCGCGACCGCACCCACCAACGCCCAGCCGTTGGGATTCGTCCTGCCCGGGACGGCCGGTTCATCCTCGTCGATCACGTATTTCATCGACGTGACGATCGAGGCCAGCGCGGGGGCGGGATACTGACGCGGGGCTGAAGTGACGTGGAAAGAATGAGAAACATAGCGGGCCAGGCAGCGCAGGGGATTCGTTCCCTGGCCCGCCGTTTTCCCGGGTCGGCCTGGAGATATATCCTGCTCCTGTCCCTGCCGGGGCTGATGCTGTGTATTATCCCAGTGGACGGCCTGGCGTATTCATTCATGTGGCAGATGGCGGCGCTCTGGATCGCGGCCGGAGTATTTACGCTGTGGCTCTCGTCATGGTGGCTGCGGGCCTTTTTCTCCCTGGCTCTGGTCCGAACCGCGACGATCTGGCCGCCGGTCGCGGACGGCTACCTCTCACTGCTCATGATCGCGGTATTCCTGGCCGCGATCGAGGGTTTCCGGCGGATCGACTCGGACGATGTGATGAATTGGATCTGTATCGCCGGGGTGGTTCTGTTTGGATGGATTCTCGCGCAGATCTACGGGTTGGTGCCGGCCTATTTCAACGATCGGTCGATCGGCGGCTTGAACCCGGACGCCGGTGGCGTGTTTTTCGCGCTGACGCTGCCCGCCTTTTTGCGGCTGCACGCCGGGATTAAGCTCGCCTGGATCCCGTTTGTCGGGATCGTCATTTCCGGATCGACCACGGCGATGGCTGCGGCCTTGGCCGGGATGATCGCGTTTCTGATCGTGCTCAGGGGCATTTCCACGAAGCAGTTCGGCGCGGCGGTCGCCGTCCTCGTCCTTCTGGCCGGGTTCTGGCTCTGGAAGATCGACCCCATAGAAAACACGCTCAAGTGCAACCGCTGGTTGGCGTGGAAGCACGCGGCCTGGTCGCTGAAGTCCGAAGCGCTGGGTCGGGGGCTGGGGAGCTGGAAGGACGTTTTCCCGCTGCTCGCATCAGGCGAGAAACGGCTCGGGACGGTGACAAACGAAAACGGGATCATCACGTTCCAGGATTGTTTCCTCAACGCCCACAACGATTACGTCGATACGGTGTTCGAACTGGGGACCCAAGGGCTGGCCGTCGTGATCGCGTTTTTGATTTTTGTCTGCGTCATGGTCTGGGAGGGCCGGGTCGGACCCTGCTCGTTTTCAGGGATCGCGGCCCTGGCGGTCGCCTGCATGGGCTGGAGCGTTTTTCGACATCCGCTTCTCGCCCTGATCGGGGCGGCCTGGATCGGAATGTTTCTGAGAAGGACGAAAGGAGCCGTGAAATGCGCTTAAACGGGTCCAGAACGGTTGCAGGGGTACTTACCCCTATTGCGGGGGCGTCGAAGGGCACAGCGGCCGACGTAGCGAGCAGGCTGGCCGTTCTCGTCATGACTCATGCCCTCGTTTTCGGGGAGATTGCCTCATGAGCACGCGGCAGGACTACATTACGGCCCTGGGGAGCCTGGTCAAAAACGAATCCGATCTGGGCGAGGCGGCCCAGATCGTGGCGATCGCGATCGCAATCGCCGAGCATTCCAAGCACCGGCCGCGGATCATCCCCGAAGATCTTGCCGGCTCCGACAGAAGAGATTATCCGGTCACGCTCCTGGCCGCCTGGAGCGACGGTTTCAGCGTGATCAAGCAGGTCGAGTATCCGATCGACCCGGCCGACGAGGACCAGGTGTCGCCGGTCCTCCAGGATGACGACTGGATGCTCTACAAGAAGCCAGCCGGGGATGTTCTGCGCTTCCTGAACGATAAACCGGCCGCGACGGAATATTCCCGCGTGACCTACACGGCGCCGCATGCCTGCGATGATACGGTCTGCACGATCAAAGCCGTGGACGAAAACGCGGTGCAGCTCCTGGCCGCGTCCCATTTCTGCCACATGGTCGCGACCTATTACGCCCAGACCCAGGACTCGACGGTCGGGGCCGACTCGGTCGACCACAAGAGCAAATCGTCCGACTATGCCGCGCGGGCGCGGGTGTATCGTAAATTGTATTTCGACCATCTCGGTATCCGGGAGGGCGAGACGCCGGCGGCCAGCGTGACGCGCGACGGGGATCTCCTGGCGAGCTGGGGGAGCGACCGGCTGACGCATCCGCAGCGCTATAGATAGCTGGATCCCCGCCTCCGCGGGGACAGGTTTTTGCGGTTACCTGGAGAAAAAATGCCGATCGAGCCGAAGCTGAAAGCGAACATCAAGGGACTGAGGAAGTTAACCGAAGAATATCCGGCCGCGTCCCGGGACGCGCGAGTGGCCAGGTTGACCGAGGCCCTGCTGCTTCTCGAACGGGCGGTCAAGGAGAAGACTCCGGAGGGCGCCGGGCCCATCCACCTGCGGGATTCATTTTTTTCTCAGGTGAATTGGACGGGCGACCAGGTCAGGGGCATTTTCGGGACTCCGCTGGCGCACGGCGAGCCGGTCGAATACGGGACGCGGCCGCATTTTCCGCCGATTGCGCCGCTGCAGCACTGGGTTGAGCGTAAACTGGGCCTGGAGGGTAAAGAGGCGCGGTCGGTCGCATTTGCGATCGCACTGAAGATCGCGAAGGAAGGGACCGAGGGCGCGGAAATGGTCGACGAGGGATTCACGGAAAACGAGGCCCGGATCCTGGAGATCCTCCGGAAGATCCCGGACGACATCATCAAGGGGATGGGCGCATGAGCCTGGCGGCGATCAGGGAACAGATCAAGGTCATTGCCGCCGGAACTCCGGGGATCGGCAGGGTCCATGATTTTCACCGCTGGTCCGCCGACTGGACGAGCTTCCTGCAAAAATTTCTGGATTCGTCCGGGAAGATCAACGTCTGGATGTTCGGCCTGGAGCGGTCCCCGAAGCGGCAGGTAAGCCAGGGGGAATACGAGAAGGCCAGAATTTTCCTCTTCCGCGGGATCATGGGGCTGAAAGATGCGGAGGCGACGGGGATCATTTTTGATGACTTCGTTGACCTCTTCCAGGACCGATTCGACGCCTACGAGACCCTGAACGGAACCTGCCTGACGATCAATCCCGACTGGGGGCCGATGGAGGGCGCAATCGGGTACCAGGTGGAGCTGATCGAACATCGGAAATTCGGGAGCGTCCTGTGCCACTACACGGAAGGACACCTATGCGCAATCGAGCAAATTCAAATATAGCGGAGGCGATCATGTTCAAATTAAAAAACGGCGTCGAGGAATTCGAGATGGTGGACGGAGCGTTCGCCGGCCGGAAATTTAAAAGAGGCGTCCTTTACCCGGAGGTGCCGCCCGGCGAGAAGCATAAATTTGACGAGGTGAGGGAAGAAACCGTGAAGCCGGCCAAGCGGAACAAATCTGAAGCTACTCCCGCTCCAGAAAAGGAGGTGTGACATGCGCAGCTACATGGCAACCCATAACCTGATCGCCGTTTCGGCCAACAACCGGGAGACCGCGATCAACACGGAGCAGACGCTCGACACGACGATGCTCTGTGCCCTGAGCGACAATATAAACCTGGAGCCCAGGCGCGAGAGCAACGCGGACGAGGCGACCGGGAAGGAAGAGCCGGATACAGTGTATGACATGGGGGCTGTTTCCGGAATGCCGATGACGTTCAATCGCGCCCAAGCGCAGCATTTCGCGTTCCTGTGCGCGTTCGCGCTGGGGTCGGTTACGACCGTCGCCGCCGGATCCGGATACCAGCACACGATCACGCCGATCGACGGGGACCTGGACGATGACCGGTCGCTGCCCTCGTTCACGGCCGCGCAACGCTACGGCAAGACAGTGTTGAAGCGGCGTTTCGCGTCGATGTTCGTCGACGCGCTGACCGCCACGTTCGAGAAGGATTCCTGGTGCAAGCTGGCCGCGACCATCACGGGGACCGGGAAGGCGACCGGCAACATCGTCGAGGAAACCGTGAACGCGGCGAAAAGCGCGACAACGCTCGCCCTGGCGGCCAACGGCGTCGAGGGCGCGAGCGCGGCCGAGCGGCTGCAGAACGTGCAGCGGATCCGGGTCGCGCTGACTGCCGGCGTGTGGACGGAGGTGGCGTTCTCGGCCGTCTCCGACGCGACGCCGGCCGAGATCACGATCAGCGCGCCCGGCGCGACGGCGGACCTGGTCGGTTACAAGATCCTCTACATCCCCACCGAGGACGCCTGGGCGACGTTCCCGGCCAGGGTAGCGGAGACGCCGCTACGGGTCGCGCAGATGACGCTCAAAGCGGGAGGGTCCTGGAACGGGACCGCGTTCCAGGGCGGGCGCGAGCTGCAGGCCGAAATGAGGAGCCTGGTGTGGCAGTTCAACAACGCGACGGATATCGCGTTCGTCCCCGGCGCCGGCGGGGCGTATGCCTCCAGGGGCGAGCGCGGCGGCCGGACGCAGACGCTGACACTGAACCGCGAATTCCGGGAGTATATCCTGCAGCAGCACATCGATGCCAATGACACCTTGGGGATGTACATCCTGGTCGAGGGCGCGATTTTTGACGATCCGCACAAATACCAGGTCGAGATCATTTTCCCGAAACTCGCGGTCCTGACCTCGCCGATCTCCGTCGACGGGAAGCGCCTGGCCGAGGCCGGGAACCTGATCGTCCTCGAGGACGACATTTATGGCAGCGTGATCGTGCGGGTGAAGAACCTGCAGGCGACGTACGCGGCATAACTAATCATAGCATAACTAATCATATACCGGAAAGGAGACAACCCATGCCCAGACTGCTCAGTGACCAGCCGTGCGAGTTGCTGATTTATGACAAGATTTCGAATAGCGAGATCACCCTGTACTATCAACTGCCGACCACGAAGGACCGCGTCGCGTACCTGAACGAGCATGTTTCCCGCACGAGAAGAAAGTTCTCAACCTCGATCGGAGAACCGAAGGTCAAATGGGGAAAGAAGATCGTGAGCGGCTTCGCGGACGGAGATTTCGAGATCCCCGGCCCGGACGGCAGGCCCAAGCCGATCGCGTCCGACCCCTCCTCGCCGAACTACGACGCGCAATGGAAAGACCACCTGGAAAAATACGCCGCTGACATCCTGATCGCCCTGGCGGCCCATGTATTCGATTCGGCGGCTCCCGAGCAGGTCGAGGGAGGCGACGAGACCGAGGAGGACCCTTCCTGATAGATCTGCGGGCGATCGCGTCCGGCCTCTGCGATGCCCTGCAGCAGGCGCGGTGCCAAAACGAATTCGGCGAGGAGAACCTCGAATGGGCGTGCAGCCGATGCGGCCAGAAACGGGCCGAAGACCTCGGAGAATATACTCTGCAGTTGATGCGCCTCCGGGCGCTGAAAAGGGCGGGATATCCATTCCAAGCGGATGACTTGGCTCTCGAGCTGTGGGAGGACCTCTCGCAGCTCGAGGAGGTTTTACGGGCAGTGGAGCGCAAAAGGCCGATCCCGGTGATTTTGGTGAAACCCCATGAATAGAAGCAAATTGACTCTCGAACTGAGTGTTGACGATACGGGCTCCGTCGTCGTGAAGCAGTTCGGGGAAAATGCGCAAAAATCGTTCAAGCAGACCGAGGCCGCCGGCGTCGATCTCGGGCGGTCGCTCACCTACATTAAGGGGATTCTCCTCACTCTTGCCGCTGCGGTGGGGATCGCATTCGGCGTCTCTGAGGTCGTTAACTTCGCCAAAGAGGCGACCATGCTGACTTCGCGCATTGAGATGCTCTCTGAAGTCGTGGCCGTGGTTGGAGAGAACGCCGGCTACTCCCGGGCAGAAACTGCCCGGTACGTCGACGAAATCAAAGCAATGGGGATCACGACCCAGGCGGCACAGTCATCTGTCATTAAAATGGCTCAGGCGCAGCTCGACTTGTCTAATGCCTCTCAGCTCGCACGAGCCGCCCAGGATGCCGCCCGCATCAGCAATTTCAATTCCTCCGAGACATTCGAGAGGATGATCCACGGGATCAGGAGCGGAGAGGTCGAGATCCTTAAGACAATCGGGATCGCCGTTAATTTCGAGCAAGCTTATGTCAGGCAGGCGCAAGCGCTCGGCAAGACGGTAGCCCAATTATCTGAACGGGAAAAAGCCGAGGCCAGGTTCAATGCAACTTTAGAAGCCACGCTGCGGATAGCGGGCACATATGAGGCTACGCTCGGCAAGGCTGGAGGGCAAATGCTCTCCATGTCGCGGTACATTGAAAACATAAAAGAAAAAATCGGGCAGGCTTTCAGTCCGGCACTAACTGCGGTCCTCCAAGCATTTACGAGCGACCTGAGCAAGATCGAGGAATATTTCAAAGACGCAGCGAGCTCGGGCAAAGCGGCCGCGTGGGCAGCGGCTATCAAGGATGCCGTGACGAAGGCTTATGACGCCTTTACGAGCCTCGGGAAGATAGTTATCACGACGGCCAGCGTGCTTTCCGATTTCTGGGAAGTCGCGAAGGGGGTTGCTGTAGGATTCGCAACCTTCTTCGTTTTGAAGATCATAGCGGCCGGCGATGCGCTTAATACCCTGCTCTGGGGCATCCGGAATCTCGGTTTTGTAATCCAGTATTTTGCCGTAACGACGCTCCCGGCCCTGATGACTCCGGTCGGCCTGGCGGCTGTCGCGATCGGCGGTCTCGCCGCAGCCCTTTTTCTTCTCAAGGATGCCGCGGAGGCATCAGATAGAGAGCTCGAGGCTTATGCTCTGAGAGTCAAAAGCCTTCCCCTGGACGAATCCGTAAAGAAGCTCGAGGAACTGAAAACTCAACTGCGGGCAGTGGAGGAAAGCGAGACCAGGACTCCGGAGCAGATTGAAAACGTCAGAAAAATGATCGCCCTCACAGAGTCCCAGGTTGAAAATTTAAAGAAACAGAACGAGCAGAGCGAAAGGGCCGCCGCCACGGCCAGCGTTGCGAATGCCGAAGCCGAGCGCAAGGCCGAACTGCAGCGAAAGCAGATCGAGCAAAGCAAGATCATGACCAAAGTTAACGAGGAAGTCTACAAGCGCGAAATGGAGCTCTTTGAAGAAGCCGAGAAAGAAAATGCAAAGTACCTCGAAAATACAAAAAAGGAAGCGATCCAGACCGCGAAGGACAGGCTGGAGGCCGAACGAGCCATTTATAAAGACCTTCGAAAATATTCCGGCGAATATTATGACGCGACGATCAGGTTGATCGAAGAGCAAGCCAAAAAATACAGAGAGCTGGGCGTCGATCAGGCAGCGGTTGCCGCCTGGGTGAAAGAGGAAACGATCAAGGCTTATATCGAAATGGCTCAGAAGAGTAACGATTGGATGACCGGATTGAGGGCTGGCCTGCTCGATATGCAGCGGAATATGATGACCTGGGGCCGCGCCGGGTACGAGACATTTAAAACGTTCGCCACGTCATCGCGGGATGTCGTGTCGTCGGTCCTCTGGGATGCGTGGAAGGGGCAGCTCAAATCGGCGAGCGATTACTGGTCCGCCTTCACGGATGCAATGCTGAAGAAGTTTGTCGATGTTCTCGCCCAGATGGCCGTCGAGTGGGTGCTGCTGCAGACGTTCATGCGCGACACCGCCGTAATGGGAGGTATCGCGGGCGGCATGGGCATGGGGGCCGGCGCCGCGGCTGCCGGCGGATCGGCGATGCAGCTTATCCCGATGGCGGGCGGCGGCTACATGCTTATGGGCGGTGGCGCTGCAGCAGGGGCAAACCCCTCCGTGCTGGGCGGCGCATGGACAATAGAGGCCCTCGGCGGATCCGCGACGGTGGGCAGCGTCCTGGGTGCGGCCGGTCTTGGCTATCTGGGCGGATCGATGCTGGGCGGACAATTGTTTGGCGATCGAAACGCCCAATGGGCTGGGCTGGGGGCGGCGATCGGCGCTGGCGCTGGCATGATGTACGGTCCGCTGGGGGCGCTGATCGGCGGCGCGGCCGGGACCGTGATCGGCGGAGTCGCAAACGATGCCATTAACGCAATCGGCGATGCCATATCGAGTATAGGTGATTTTTTCGGTTTCCACCGTGGCGGGGTAGTCGGCATCGACCCGCCGTCATTCGTTCGCACCATGCCTGCCGTCGCGTTCGCCGGAGCGCCGAGGCTCCATTCCGGGTTCGCTCCCGACGAGTTTCCGGCCATCCTTCAGCGGGGCGAGCGGGTGCTGAGCAGGCGGGAGAATCGTGATTACGAGCTGGGCGGGCACGACACCAATGCCATCCTCTACCAGATGGCAAAAAGCCTGAAAAAAATGGAACGGATCCTGAGTAGATTCGACGACGACGGCCTCCCGGCCGAGAGGACGCTGACGTGAAAATCATCCGTCCGATCACGATCACAGACGCCATGCTGACCGACGGAAATGTCCCCGAGAACGACTATCCCGTCTATAATCCGGCGACCACATACGTCGGCGGCAATCGGGTCATCGTGGCCGCTGAGCACAAAGTATACGAGGCACGCCCCAGCGCAGGGATCGAACTCCTTACCCTGGACGTGGCCCCGGCTATCCCCTGGCTCCCCAACTGGATACTCACCGGGCAGACCAGCGGGGCGACATGCGTGGTCGTGCAATACCTCACAAACACGTCCTATTACATCAAGGATCGTTCGGGCGCGTTCACGCTCGGGGAGGTCATCGGCGTGAGCGGAACCGCCGTGCTCCTGGCGGACCAGGGTCCGACGAGGCCCACATTTACGGCGCAGTCGAACGTGGGGCACGATCCCGTGGTAGATTGCGCCCGCACCACGCCGCTATGGTGGAAGGAAGTCAGCGCGACGAACAGATGGCGAGCATTTGACCAGAAGGTCGGCTCTCAGACCTCGAAGGCCGAAACGATCACCTATCAGATCAACCCCGGGCAGGTCTTTGACGCTATCGCGTTCCTGAATTTGGAGGCCACAGAGATCCAGATCGTTATGACCGATCCGGTTGCGGGCGAAGTCTATAATAAGACCCTTTCCCTGATCTCCACCGCCATTGCGGGGCCGGACAAAGTATACGACTGGTATTCGTTTTTTTTCAGCGCATATTTCTGGATCACCGACCTCGCGCGGCTCGATATTGTGCCGTATTTAAACGCCGCGCTCGACATCACCATCACCTATACGGAGGGGACTGCCAAAGTGGGCGGCATAGTCCTGGGGCTGCAGGCCAACATCGGCGTTACGCTATACAGCCCGTCGATCGGCATCCATGACTACTCTATCAAGCAGGCCGATGATTATGGAGTTTATTCCGTTGAAGAGAGAGCATTCTCCCGGCGCCTATCATGCGACGTCCGAATCGAGAACGCGTGGCTGGACAATATTCAAAATCTGCTATCCAGGATCCGCACCACGCCCGTCGTCTGGATCGCCGTCGAGAAGTATTCATCGTTGATCGTGTATGGGTATTTCAAGGATTTCCAGATCGTGCTGTCTGGGCTGACGTACTGCAATTGCAGCCTGGAGATCGAAGGACTCACGTAAGGAGAAAACATGGCCGATCCCATTACCGCGTTACCCGATCCCCCCAGCCGACAAGCGCCGGCCGATTTCTCAGTCAAGGCGGATGTCTTCCTGAGCGCCCTGCCCAGATTCGTCCAGGAGGCGAACGCCGTCGCGACCGCAATGAATCTGAACGCGACGACGGCGACAAGCGTCACGGAACTCACCATCGGCACCGGCTCCAAGTCGCTCACGGTCGAGGTTCAGAAAAGCTTCCTCCCGGGCATGAGCGTCAAGATCGCCCGCACCGTGTCCCCCTCCAACTGGATGCACGGCGACGTGACAGGGTACAACGCCGCGACCGGGGAGCTGGTCGTGAACGTCCTGGAGATCCTCGGGAGCGGAACATACAGCGACTGGACAATCACGCTGTCGGCGCCGATGAGATCCTGGGAGATGGTGAGTAACCTCAAGCCCGTCGTGAATGCTGCCGCCAACAAGTTGGATATTTACAGCAAGACTGGCGGCTCTGTGCCCGATGCGACTAACCTGATCAGTATCGCTATCCCTGACGGAAACGGTTATACATTCCGCACCCGCAACGGCTCCTACCTGTCCGGCACTTCCCAGATCATCATGATGGATGGCGCGAATTATTGGAGCAAGGGCAGCCTCCACGGCGAGATCAAAACCGCTTGGCTCTATGCCATATGGGACGGGACGGGAATAGTCTGGGCATTGGGCGGTTATTCGGGATTCAACGCGGTTCCGACCACGACCACGGCGGGGCATGATGATTATTTCCTGCTGGAATCCGGCTCGACATACGTCCGGAACGCCTCCCATTACTGCGTTGCCGTGGCCCGAATCCGCTATGAGTACGACACAGCCGACAACCCCGACCACACGATTCAGGCGAGCGGGGAGAACGCGCCCCTGATCATGTGGAACCCTAAATCGGATTACGCGGTGGCGAAAAACTATGCCACCACGTTAATCCAAGGCTCTGACATCGCTGACCATTCCGCCGTCTCCATCGTGGTCAAACAGTCCGGTCGCTATCTGATCTCAGCTAATGCGGCCGCGTTCTGCAACGCGCCCGGGCACGTGTACCTGAATGCGCGCATCAAGACGGGCGCTGCGGCATATGGGGCTGCGACGGACCGGGCGTTCGCGAGTGACGGCATCGTAGCAGCCCCTTCCGATGAGCATTCAGTATCCTGCTGTGTCCCGGCTCATCTGAATAATGGGGATACCGTACATTTGGGGGTGCGGGTGTGGGCTGCTTCAGGGAACCGTTACCTGATGGGTGACGACACTCATGTTGGGGACACGATGTTAGTAGTGCAGAGGATCGATTAAGGAGGCGTCACATGGAGGCGAGTATTTTATGTGAGTTATTGGCTCAGCGGATTCCGCCCGAGCAGTTCAATATCATGGGTGGTACGGTTCGCTGGACGGAGAAAGATTTCGACACTTCCGCCAATGTGGCCATCGTGGACGATGTGATCGCCAACTATGATGTTCTGGCCGAGGCGCATATGCGCGATCAGCACATGGCCGCGTTGAGGTCAGCGCGTAATCGGCGGCTGGACGAGGCGGACCTGAAATACGTCAACGCAGAAAAATGGGAGGCGATGACCGCCGACCAGCGGCTCGCATGGCGAGTATACAAGCAGGCCCTGCGGGATCTCCCGGCGACGGTGGTCGATCCGGAACATCCGGTCTGGCCGGAGATGCCCCTATAAAGTCGCGGACGGCATTCCGCTGGCGCTGCAACGCCGCTGGAACCTCGGGAACACACATGCTTTTATCTCGACCCTCCCTATTACGGGACGAAGGACTATAGACACAACCTGGCGCACGAGGATTTCGAAGCAATGGCGGCGCTCCTGGGCGATTTGAAGGGTAAATTCATGCTGTCCCTCGGCGATCGGCCCGAGGTCAGAGAGATATTCAAGAGATTCAGGATCAGCTCCATTTCGACCAGCTATTCACGCGGCCGAAAGGCCGAAAGCAGGAGAGAAAAGAGAGCGGAGCTGCTGATCACAAATTACTGA